GCTGCTGCTTTATCGGCTGCTGCTTTTTCGGCGGCGGCTACTTTATCGTCATAGTTACGATCGGGGTTTTGGCTAGGGTTATAAGTGACGCCAGGGATCATGCTTGAAGTAATTGCAGACATGCCTACGCCTAGTTTAGCAAGTGCTGCAATCGCTAGAGATAAACTGCCAGCCCATGTAGAAAATGGATCTTTGGCCGCACCGATTGCTAAAAGATCGGCAGCAATCTTGGCATTTTTTGCCTGGATCTCCTCTAACTTCTTGGCTAGTTTTTCGGCCTTATCTCCGTTGCCATCTTGAATAGCCTGCATAAGTAGTAAGCGAGTCTTTTCTTCTTCGCTTATCTTTCCCTTTAGCGCAGCGGCTATCTGAATTTTTTGTATGTCTAGTACAGCTGCAGCCTTGTCAAGTTTTGCTTTATTAGCAGCAGCCTTTTTATCGGCTGCAATCTTGGCAGCAGCACTAGCTTTACTAGCAGCTAAAGCTTTAGCAGCAGCGGCTTTAGCAGCATCTGCAGCTATCTTGTCTGCCCTTTGAGTATCCTGGCTGCTAATAGTCATAGGCGTTGTAAAGCCTGTACCCATTTTAATGCGTAAGGCTTCAGCAATAGTGGCATTATTTTTAAAGAAACTTAAATCACTAAATAAGGTTTGATTCACTTTAATAAATTTGGCAGTTTCTTTAGCAGCATTTGCCATTGAATTAGCAATTCTATCTATTGCTGAAACTGTTGGGTCAATAGTGCCTGCGCCACTTAAAATACCTAAAGCATCTACTAAACCTTTACCAATAATTTCTGCAGCATTATTACCCGCTACTGTTAATTTATTAAGCGAACCTTGGTATGAATCGGCAGCAGCAGTAGCTTGTCCGGCAAATAATTTATTAAGTTTTTCTTGTATATCTGCAAAATCTGCGTTCGCTAATTCAGCTTTGGAAATACCTACGCCTAAACGTCCAATAGCGGCAGTCTGTCCAAGGTAGGCCTTCTGTAAACTTTGTGATACCTGTGTAACACTTTTACCAGTACCAGCTGCAATATCTAAGGCTAGGTTTAATAATTCTTGTGACTTAGCTACGTCATTTGTAGCACGCAAAAACCGATCCATGGCCGGGCGAAGTTCATCATCAAGTACGCCAGTCTGCGCTTCTAAACCATTAATAAACCCATTGACTGTACCAACGTTTGAACCATAGGCAAGGCCAAGGTTTTTTAATGTTATACCTAAACTCTTAGCTGCGGCATCATCCTCGGCAAACGCTTTAACGCTGGCCTTGCTATAAGACACTAATTTCTGTATAGCAAATACACCTAGAAAACCTTTAGCTAAGGTCTTTACACTTTTAGTTAATTTTTGTGTAGACGTATCTGCCTGTGTAAAGGCTTTTTTGCCAGTAAATTCAGCGGCTAAATCTATTCTTATTGTTGGATCAATAGCCATTAGCGATACCCCACAGCAGCGTTAAATTTATCTCTAGATGTTTCAATGGCTTTAATAACAGCTGCATTAGTCTTGCCGTTATCCTCTGACCATGCGCGAAAGATTGCGCGGCCAGCCATCTTGGCTTTGCCAACTAAATTACCTGGTAAACGTGGGCTAAAGTTTCCGCCTGGATTCTTACGCCCTGCAGTTTCATATATTGCGCCAGACCTAGATGCATTTTGAATACGCGCCAAAGATCTAAACCCAGATCGATTAGGCTTGCTTGGCGTAGTTTTGTAACCTACGCCTTTTTTAGCAGCTTTACCATCCCAATACCATCTAGCATCAACGGATGCTTTACCCCAGCCTGATAGCGGTGCATCAGATGGAATAAAGCCACGCGCTTTAGCTGTAATTGGTTTCAGCAACGCAGACATTTCTTTCTGTGTTTCTTTAGCTAGATCCGGTGTGAATTTTCTTAAGGCTTTACGAAGTTCAATGCCGCCTTTTACCGCTACTGGCATCTCGCATCTCCTTATTCCGGTCTTTCATTGCCTGCAATAAAGTCTTGAACATCCTGCTATCTAGTGCTAGTAAATCATTGGGCGCGATACCCGTTTCCAAACTGATCCGTGCGACCAAGTAAGTAAACGAGTCACGCCCTATAGTTCCGGGTCATCATCCAAAACCTCAACCTTTTTAAGTGTTGCTAAGAACGATGCACCGAACATTGGCACGGTTTCGCCTGCAGCTCTTAAACACTCCCACGCCAACCAGTAAACATCCGACTGTTTCTCGTCATCTCTAAAGGCTTTGTGAAAACCTTTTTTAGCATATAACTCAAACGCGTATTCGATCGATGGTGTTATCTGGTGTTCAGATAATGAACCATCAGCCTTTGTGATCTTTAACTTAGCCATCTGTTAGCCCCTATTCTTTCTTATCAGCTAGTGGTAATTACGATAGGTGAATTACAAGTAAATGTAATGCTTTGGGTGGCTATGTCAGCGACAGCGCCGTTAATGTCGGTAGTGTTATTTACCAAAATCGTAGTGCTAAATAAAGGGTTGGTAGCTGATGTAGCTGCGCTTGTCTGCTTTAGCGTAATAGGTACTGTTGTACCCCATGCAGCTTGCAGGGTTGCGTTTACATTTGCAGCGGCTGTATCACTTAGGAAATCCAAAGTAATAGTGCTTGCTTCTAGACCCTTTACAAACTTATGAGCTGTATCGCCCATAGCAGTTACTTCTAGTTCATCAAATACGCGGTTGATAGTTGCGCTAGTAACATGATCTGTCAGGGCCACGCTATTAAGCGTTACCTGAACTGTGTTGCTTAAATATACGGCCATTTAATTATTCCTCTGTTTTCTCGGTTGCAGGTGCTTTGGTTTTTGTTTCTTTTGGTGCTTCTGTGATCTGCCCGATCTTAATTAAGAAGGCAATATCCTCATCTGTGTATGACATGGTTTTACTCCCAGCTGCTTAGTATGCTTATTGTGAATTCGGCTGTTAAAAGATCGCCGCTATCAGCATTTAATACCCCAGGCGCGCTAACGCTAGTTATATTAAATACAAGGTTAGATGCAGCTAGTTTTGTATAGGCTGCAACGATAAAATCCTCAATGCCTTGCAGGTTGCCTTGGTTATCAAACATCGGCACAGTTAGCAGAATCTTGAAATTAGCCATAGGCGAAATAGTTATATAGCTGTTATTGCTTGGCGTTAGGTATGGATCTGCTGGAATTACTACGCAGCTGTTAGCCAGGATGGTTGCAGGCGGATATGCAAATACCGACCAGACTCCGTTATTGGTTAAAGCCGTTGCGATGGTGCTACGCAGCGTGGTAATGGCAGCGGTAGGCATCTATCCACACATGCTATTCGGATTTTGGTACGGAGAAATAAGTCCCCTGATTTTGCCGATCATGCTGTTACCCATGCGGTAAGGGCTAGGGCTAAAGCCATCTAGTCCTACGCCGCCTGTCTGGGATACTTGGCGCGCTTGCCATATATCGACTGCCAAGATCATCGCAGCTTGTCTAACGCTTGCTGTATTAACGTAAGTAGCAGTCTTTGTATCTGCACCTACAGCTGAGCCAGATGGCACTACGCGCCTAAAGTTTTCATCAGCTGCAACTTTGGCGTATTGAATAAAACTATAGCCGCGTGGTTGCTGATAATAATTTAACTGCATATTAAACGCAGGCAATAAATTTGTAGTGCCTGTGCTAAATGGCAACGTGGCAGTAATTGTGTAAGTGCCGTTAAATGTCGAGCCAGCCCCGGATATTGTCACGCTTTCGCCTGTAGTAAATAAACCGGGGTTGGCCAACATTACTGTGGCAACGTTGCTTACCAATGCAGTCCCCACGACTGGCGCAGAATCAAACCAAAGGAAACTGTTGATCTGATCTTGTGCGGCTTGGCAGCACTCCTCGACAGTACTATCTGAGTAAAGAGTACCGATGCCAAGATTTGTGCGTAGCTCGGCGACTGTTACATATGTAGCGGCCATAATCGGTACTCCTTACTTAGTTAGGGTCGGTGGGCGAAAGGGCTAATCGCCCACCGACTATTAGGGTTATTTCTTAGGTAAAGTTGTAACGGATAATTCCCTTAGGCATCTTGGCGATTGTTGCCATGTAGCCATAGATCGCTACCTGTACCTGTAGGTTGCTTACAACGTTAACAGACATATATGCCTGTGGTGACTGGTAAACAGTAAATGCTTCTGGCGCAAGGATAATCGCTGAATCGTCCACAGTTGTTGTTGCTGTAAAGTTCTTATCAACATATAGATCAAGGCCAAGCACGTTGCCGCGAATTGAACCAGGTTGCGTTAAGCCGCCTGCGTTCATTGGCTGGCTGGCTGAGTAAATTGGGCGACCTGTTGTATCTGATGCACCCATAAGTAGCTGCCATTGAGATCCATTGGCGATGTAGTTCTGTGCGTAGTAACCAGTTGCCTCATAGACAAGGCGAGCAGCTTCTGATGCGTAACCGATGATGCCTGCTGATGTAGCAGCTTGTGCAGTAGTTGCAACAGTACCTGCAGTAATCAACGCAGCATTAACTGTTGT